GTGGGGTTAAGTTTCAAGACTGGTTCGGTGAACATCCGTATTGTTAAGTCTATTAGACGTAGCTCAGTACGTGGAAAGCCTTTGCTCATGCAGTTGAACAAATCCCATGTGAGGGCTACATCGTTCTTGCAATATTCACCATAATGCGCAAGGTGCTCGGGCGTAAAGTTACCCCGTCGGTATCCTTTAGCATCCTCTACTTCTGAACCCTTAACACCTACGTCGTAGAACTGAGTCAATGCCTTAAGACTTCCACCTACCTGCGTACCATGTAATGCTCTACCCATGCACAAAGTATCTAACCAACCCTTTGGCTTGATGCCAAAAATCCAATTAAGGATTGCGCCGTCAAACTGCGCATTGTGGGCTAAGCATAAATTGTTGGGTATGTCATATGTGTCTAAGAACTGGTATAGTTGTTCTCTGTTACCGCTACACCAAGTTGGTGGGCCCCCATCAACGCTTACTGCTACGCCAATAACCTCAAAGCGTTCGTCACGTACATACTCCTCAGTCGTCAGCTTGGTTAGACTAAACTCCTGTGAGTAATACGTCTCAAAGTCTAATGTAATTATCTTCATTTATTAAAATGCCAAGGGGCATCATTGGTATAGGAAATTTGTTCGCCTTCTTTGTGCACCATAGCTTTGCCGAACGTGCGCTCTTTAACTTGCTCTCGCATTAGCTCAGACATGACCTTAGTATCTAGCTCCTTCCTGCGTAGGTCTTTTAATGCTACGTGCATGACTGCCTTCTCGTACTCGGTAAGCACGTCCCTGTAATACTCTTTGTAGATAAAGCCCCACTTACCCCCGCCATCAAAGAATTCTTCGGGGTTGCTTTTCATACGCTCAACTAAAATCTTTATACCTGTGCTTAGTTCTTCCATCGCTCACTCCTTATATGCTAGTCGTAGTTGTCATCTTAAACCCAGGCTGTAAAACTGAGACTGAGTTCATCCTGATGCCATATGTTTTTTCTATATGCCTTACAAGCAATACTGGAAAGTTTGCTTCTATTCCGTTATCGCTTAGTGCTTGCACATACCCTTGAATGTATATATACTCTTTCTCAATTTGCTCATCTGTGAATATTGATTCTTTAATTTCCATCGCTCACTCCTGTAATAATTTTATATACCCATGTGCCGTCTCTATCGGCACTCCATCAATCACTGTCTCTGCTTCTCCACCATTAACATACTTAACCACTGCATACCTAGGCGGTATCCACTTACTCATCTTAACTTTGTACTCGACCCTATCCTTATACCCACTGGTAAATATACCCCTTGCATCTGACCATCCCATTCTGTATCTGTCTATTTGTTTCATAGCTTCTTCATCCCAATAATCACACCCTCTAAATACTCCTCCATGTTCTCACGTATCACTATGCCAACACCATCACCATCATTGATTTGTTTTAAATTCTTTTCTTGCAGTGCGGTGCACTGACCTCTCCCCGCCTTAGCCTCGATAGCTAAGAACTTGCCGTTGACATTACAAATAAAGTCTGGCACACCGGCATTGCCGTAACCCGAACCAATCGGCATAACATAATAAATGTCGTGCTTGCTCAGTATCTTTTTAATAGATGCCTTAACTTTGTTTTCAGGTGTTTGTGCCATTCAATAATTATAACACAACTCTTTACTTTGTAAATAGTACAGACGTAAAAAAGCCCACGTAATGTGGGCTAACTTTCTACCCTAACATTGTTAGGCTATATATGTTGTTTCATTATTTCTCTATCTAAATACCACCTAGCCTTCTTCAAGTCTTCCTCTCGGTTGTTCTTGTGGTCTGATCGAGTAATGTATTTGACTACGTTGCCAAGGTTATAGTTCAGCCCCTTAGCCTCAATGAAGTCTATGGTTTCGATTCCACCTACTTTGTAATGTGCAGGGTGATTGACTGGGTCGGGTTCAATCATAGTAACTGGAAATTCTTTTACCTTCACTGTCTTCGGCACAACTTTATTTAGATACGACTCTATATCGTCCATCGCTTGTAGTTGAATATTTTTTCTCTTGATGAGCATACGATAGTTGTATACCGCCTTCAATGGTAAGTCTAATACATCTGCTATCTCTTTTGGTTTGGCACTTGGATACCTCGCCATGTAACGCTCTACTCTACTGATTTGTGCTATTGGTTTCTTCATTTAATGCTCCTTGTTGTTTAACATAATTGATAAGAATTTCTCTGATTTTGGCTTGCTTTGTATACGGATGGTGCTTGGCAAAGTAATCCAATACGTCAATAGGTATACGCAAACTCGTGCACAGCATCGCAGGTTTCTTACCCTTACCTCGATATATGCGTTTGTTATCTTCATTCAAAATAGTGCCCCTTCATGTTTAGTTGTATCTACTTGTCTACGTCTTACTTTTTTTGGTTCTTGAGTAAGGAGTTTTGTGGGGAAAGGCCAAGTTGGATTTCTTCTGACCTTATCTGTCTGTCTATGTAATTTCTGAGCCATGATGAGCCCCCCATGTCCGTAACAAATTGTTTTTGTTTGTGAGTTAACCTAATTGTTAAGGTAGCTTGACTTGTGATTTCACTTTTGTCTCTCGGCATATTAGTCCTTCATTAGCATTACTAACGCAATAGCTTCGGGTAAAGTTTGCCCTTCACGTATTATGTAGTGACTAGCCATCCACTCATCACGATTCTTATCATATTTCATGATCTCCAATATATCGCCGTTCATTGCGTGGATTAAACTAATCCGCATCCTACAATTTGCACCACTCTCAGGTCTTAATCCTACGTTGGTAGTATTAAGTGCACTCCCAACACTAACACTGTTAGTAGCATTTATTATCCGTCGCAACATTCTAATCATCGTAACCCCCAAATGTATAAATAATAAAACAGAACACTGCGGTTATCCATACGGACGCAATACCAAGTACACCGATTAGTAAAAGGTAATCTAGTATTTCATTCATTTGTTTTTATCCTTAAATTTAGCTTCTATTGTTTGAGCAAATAAAAATAATCTATCAGGGTCTTGAACATAAGAATGACGAAAGAAAAACTCAACTTCATTTTTTACTTCTTCTTTAGTCAACCCTACCCATTCAGACTTTGCATCCAACGCTCTGCCTGTTATCTCCAACAAGTTTTTTAAACGATGTAATTCAATCTCTACATCTTTAAGTTTGTTGATTGCTTCAAATGTTTTTTCGTGTTTCATGTGTTCTTCTCCTTTGTTTTAATTGGTTCAATCTTTGTTTCATACCAATTCGTTTCATGCCCTCGTTTAGCCCATCCATATCGTGTCATCAATACAGGTTGCCAATATGCAGGATGATTGATGATCTTTGATTCTTGGACTTGGTAATGGCTTTCTAAATCATTAAACATTATTTTTATCCTTTAATTGTTGCATTGCCCATGCAACACCCTCACGCCATGCACCTGCACTCTGCAAAGCATAAAAAGATCGCAGTAAACCTTGATCTATTTCCTCATCAGTCAATCCTACCCATTCATGTTTAATCTTTGCTTTAAGTACTAAAGGCTTACCACCCTCCATCTGTACCTTAGTAATTCCTGCTTTTGGGTGTACCCATTCTAAAAATTCTATTTCTACGTTCATATGTTCTTATCCTTTAGTTTAGCTTCTATTACTTCTGCAAACCATTTAAAACCTAATGGCAATCTTTTCGCCACAGGATCAAATTTAACTAAACAATCAAACATTTCATCTTCAGTCAACCCTACCCATTCTTTACCTTTACCAAAAAACTTTTCAGAGCACACAAGGCAATACAACGCATACCCACCATTAGCCCCACATTCATCGCACCCTTTAGTTTGTGGTTTGGTGTAGAGAGGCAATGGATCAACATCAACTGTTACTGGTGCTTCAATTCTTGTTGGCTTTGCCCAGTAAAAACCGCCTTTTTGCGGATCAAAATAAGCAACAGGCTCGTCTTTAGTCATTCTTGTCCCCTTGCTCTGATGGCGTTTGAATCGCTTGTCAATGAATATGAATCATGTAATTGCCGAAGTACAGCGCAAAACTTCTCACGCTCATGCTCTGCTATTAGTTTGGCAAAGTTAATTACTGAATCATCAGAAGCAAGATACAAATCTGCTTTTTCAGCTAATGCAAATATTTCTTCTTTAGTCATACCACCCCCAATTTATTAAGTATTTAATCCAATCCTGATCCTCGCTATGATAGTTATACCAAGGGTCGTACCTACAACCTATCTTAATTCCCGTTTTTGTCGTTACCATCTTTTTCCTCCACTTTAATTACGAATGTAGCCTCAGCTACTCGGCAACCTCTGTCCTCAATAACAGTGCCGTTTTCCACAAGTTTAAGCATACCTAAGTTAGTCTTCCAATCCTCGGGTAAATGCTCGTCATCAAATACAGATACCTTGCCTTTGTGTTGCACCATATAGTTACTGCCTTCCTTAATAAGCAATACCGACTCCCCATTAGATAAGCCGTCCCAAACAGTTTTAACAGCATCGGCTTTCTCTAAGTGCTCCTTACGTTTTTGTACTGCCTCCATCATCCCTTTGTACCGACTTGGGCTATCATCTTGTACGTGCTTTAAAAAAGTAGAAAACCCATTTCCTAATACCCATTTAGTTGCTTCACTCTCTATGTCTCGGTTATAGTTTCTAGCATCATAACGCTCACGATCTACTAACCTATCCAATACGTTGTCGGCTTCTTTTTTAGCCTTGCCCATATGTTCTAGTACGTTCATAGGTGCAAAGGTTTTCTTAATCTGGAGTAACGCTTTGTCTACGTCTTTTGTCGTATAGCAATTACCTCTGACCCTCTTCGCTTTAATCCTGTCGTTCTCTATTGCTATCGCCGTTTCATTCCTCGCCCATGTACGCTCAATCGTACCCAGTATCTCGCCGTTACTCGCACGAACCTCAAACCCATAGAACCCATCGTTATACTCACTATACTTAATAGCAGTAAACTGCCACAAGGGGTTATTCATAGCACACTTGGTTACCACTTCCGCTATCTTAGTGGGTACTTTCTCTTTCTTATCTTTATAATCTTCTTTACGTCTAACATTTGGTAAGTCAAACAATTCCATCGTCATCTCCTTTAATTTCTTTTACACCTGATACCGCAATGATGATCTCGTTGCAGTCGGGGTCACACCCAAAGTCCTTACATATATCGTGCCAGTCGTGAGGCATGATTGTAGGGTCTAGTCTTATCCATCCACCCTTAGGGAGAACGATATAGCCCTCCTTAAGTAGTTGCTCTTTAGTTACCATAGTTGCTCCTTACCAGTTAAATTTACCGAGAATCTCATCTACCTTATTCTTCAACTGCTCACGCTCGTGGCTATCTTCTTTGATAGCTTCTATACTTACACCTAACATAGTACGCTCTAAACTCTTGCGAGCTTCCTCTAGCTTGGGGTCGTTGGTCACGTTGAGTTTAGTTAGCAACTCACACAATTCTAATGGGTTACTGATAAGAGAGTCGTGGTAGCGTTTCTTCTCATCGCCGTTATCCTTCAACTTCTCTGACATATCAGCCAACACTTTGTGCAGTCGCTCCCAAGGGGCACGCATCGCATCCGCTAATCGCTCAGTAAACTTAGACTCGAACTCGCTGCGCATATCCTCTAAGTCCTGCGTTGGTATGTCTAAGCGGAAGTCGCCAGATTCAGGCAATGGATTGACACTACGCTTGAACCCGAACTTCTGTTTGACTTCGTCTAGCTCAGGGTAATCACTAGCCTTATACATTGCGCCTAGATTAGTAGGTGCTTCTGCTACAAGTCGTGGGTACTCACAGAAAAAGTTATTGCACATCATATCGAACTGTTGCTCATACGCATTCATTGTCTGCTTGTACTCCATGAACAATGCAGTCGGCAACATACGCTCACCCTTATCTGCCCAAGGTAAAGTATGCTGATTGTGATACAAGCGAACCCTAGATGCAAACTTCTCAATATCTTTGCGAATGCCAGTTCCCGCAAATAAATTCTTCTTCGTTTGACTAGCATCTCGTACTGCCATTGCGTTGCTATTGACTTGCTCGGTAATCTCTCGGTCGATCTTACTTGCAGGCCACACACTAATATTCAACTCCACTAATACCGCTGATGAACTAATACTCATAACTCACTCCTCTTTTAAAAGTTTAATATAACCTTCTGCTTGCTCTTTAGTTAACCCCCTTGCTATCGCTCTCGCACCTTCATAGTCTTGACCAAAATACTCAATCACTTTGTACTTGCCGTACTTCTCTCTGATCTCATACGACGGCTTATATAGTTTTTTATACTCGCTATCGAATATACGCAGTGCCTCGTTTGTTATCACTGATATAGTTAGTATCTTAGAGCTAACATTGTTAGGCTTAGTCGTTGACATGGATTGTTTTTCCGTTTGGTGCACTAACTTTGTACCCACCGACGATAGTCCACATCACAGGTGCAGTCCACTCGCTACCCCAATCATCACCCACACAACCATCGGTCAACATGATGACTGCCTCGGGTACGATCTTATTGGTATTGAGATACTCAGATACACAACTAGGGCTAGTGCCACCACCACCCGCAGGTTTAGTAGACTCTACTAACGTACCCACAGTACTATTGGTATAGATCTCATGAGCACACACCGCACTGTCCCAATAGATAAGATCAACTTGGTTAGGTGTAACCTCCTCGGCTATACACTTGACCTCGGATAAGAACTCGGCTAACTCTTTGCCACCAATCGAACCCGATGTATCTATACCTATGACAAGATGACCAACCTTCTCACCGATCATGCTCGGCATATACACACCAGTCGATAAGAACCTGCGGTTAACTCTGCGCCATGACGACGTATCCTTAGCACTGCAAGTAGCTTTGACGAACTCACGCAACACCTCACGCCAATCCACCTTAGGCTCAAGCAATTCCTCTAGCTCTCTGTCCATACCCAACGAACCATCGCCCTTGTTCTTTTGTTGTGCAATAAGACCTTGACGTATAGCTTGGTCAACCTCCCTAGCTAGTACCTTCTTCTCCTCCTCGGTCATACCCTCCGCACCTTCCCAATCATGGACGTCGAACCCATCACCATCACCATCACCATCACAATCGAATGGTTTCTCACCTTTCTCTTTCTTATCTTTGAGTATGTCAAACACTTGCTTGGCATTCATACCACGATACTGCTCGTCGATCAGCCCCATGAACTCACCCTTCTTACTATGCTTGGTATCCTCCTTCCACTTAGGCATAGCAATGACTTGCTCGTTGGGGTCAACGTCTCTGAGCATAAG